CTAGGTTTTTTTTACTCCTGCTCGCAACTTCGATGCCTTGGTTAGCGCCGCGTAGATCTCATCGATTTGGGATTGCTCCCCGTTTTCAAAGAGTTCTTCGCCGTTTACAATCGGCCTGTTTCTTATGTCCGTTAGGTTTGCCACCTCGGGGACCCGCTCTTTGAAGATCTTAGCCAGGACATCGATCGCTTTGTTCGCGCTCGAATCTCCGTTCAACTTCATGTTAGCCGCTTTGAGATATTTGCGGTGCTCCCCGGCCGTCATCGGTGAGATCTTCACCCACCACGGTGCTTCGCTGTCCCGGTTATCTTCGTGCTCGGGTACGTACTCGACTAAGTCCAATTCATCAATTGCCATGGTTTTTCCCTTTTTTAAATCAACTATTTCCACTCAATAATTAAATCTTTGACCACCTCGGCCGCTGTGGCGTCGGCCACCATCGACTTGAAGGGCATCGAAACGGTGAGCTCTTCCTGTCCCGAAACATCGATCGACGAGGGATCAAGCTCGACGTAGGCCATGTCAATCTGGACATGACGGCCCGAAGTGTCACCGAGTTTTATCTCGAGGGAGCATCTGCGGAATAGCTCACGCCTGTATAATAAGAGCCCCGCTATTGAAGACTTGACCCGCATACTAATCGTGCCCGTCACGTCCCTAGCGCCTGGGATAAATCCCGCCAAGGAGCTTTCGGTAAACGCTTGATCATCAATGGCCTTGATCGAATTACTCAAGTTAATATCGAGGCTCGTGATGGGCGCGGTGGTGATCGCCGCGTGTGGTGCTCCCGCTGACCCCGTGTCGTCTGCTTTGTAGGGCATGATCGTTACCGTGCCCTGGGTCGAGCTGATGGGCTTCGGAGTGTTAAACGTGGCGCCCCCTGATGGGAAAAATGGGACCATTCTCAACTCGGCGCCCGGCACCGCTGGGGCGTCATCGGGGCCTGCCTTAAAGCTCCCGTTCACGTTCGTGAACGTCCCCGCGTCTTCTGAGGTGTACGTCGCCACCTTGGAGAACTCGTTGTAATCATAGCCACCCGCGCCGTTCTCTGTCGACTTCCACGCCCATAAAGACGCGGCCCCGTTCGCGCTGTTCGCGTAATCATCGGTCTTGGGTTGTAGTTGGTACACGTCGATCTCTGGATCACACTCGATCGCTGTCGCATAAGTCGCCACCGAATAATCAACCCCCGCCTTGGCTGTAGCCCGGCCGGTCAAAATATGGTTGTAAGCTTGCCCGCTAAACTTGATTGAGACCGGATCGCCCGACGACATCGTGATGGACATCGAATCGACGCACGCCCCGAAGACTGTTTCTGAAAAGGTATCGGGTACAACTCGAACAATGTTCAATGAGTCGAGCGCGTTGCCTGTGGTGGCTGGTTGGAACTTGACATTCCGCGCCGGGCTCCCGCCGTCGGATGTCGCGCTCGCACCAATCGCCGCCTTCAACAGCCTGTGGATGTCTGGCCCTCTTAGCGATCCACTCGAACAATTCAGATAAGTCTCAACCTCCCACGATGCCGATAGCTTGCCTGATATGATGTTATCCTTGATCCTAGCCCGCGTCCCCTGGGCCGTTTCGGTGAAGCTTCGATCTTGTTCGAACCCCATCGCACAACTCAAGGGCGCCACCGCGTGGGTCGCGGTAAACGTACCACCAGACGCTTCGGCGTTGTCGGTGGATGGTAGGATCTGATCTGCGAAAGTCCCGACGTCGGTGGGATCTTCGGGTCCTAGGACATAATAAAAGCCATTGCGGGCAAGGGGAAACTGATCGCCGATGTTGGCCATGGTAAAGACTCCTTAAGTCGTGGGCTCGGTTCTGTAATAAATAACGTTGAAGAGCATCGCCAAGCTCGCCGTATCGATCGCCGATGGGTCGCCTTCACTCGTCTGGGTTTGCTGTAATGAGATCGATTCTGCGCACGACGCACGGATCACATCCTGGCGTAGGGCTCTTAGGATGTCCACGGTCATCTTCTCAGTATCGGAATAGTGGTTGTTCACGGTACCGTTAACGGGGCTCGTGTGGGCCACGATATTAAGCTCCATGGTACACCTGATGATATGGCTCGGATTGTATTCGTAGGTCTCATTGCCCGGCCGAAATCCGATCCATGGCCTGGGAAAGGTCTCGCTGTCGTTCCAATCCCTTACCACCTTCTCCACTTTTGCGACGGTGAAATTGTAGGGCGTTGGATCGCTCGTTGAGATCCCCCCTAGCGCTGTATAGACCGCGTCGAATATGTCGCCCCGGGCCGTCATATAACGCCCTCGAGTATCTCGAGCATGTCGCCCATGGCCGCGTTCAACGCGACGTCATAGTACCTAGTCGCCGGGATATTCACCTTGTTTCGTAATAAGAATTCGGCCTTGAATTTAGGAAGATTACCGCCCGCCTTCTTGCGCTTGTTGTCTTTTCTCGTCTTTCGCTTTGGATTTTTGCGACCACGTCGCGATGTTTTTGCAGTGTTCTTAACCAAGAAAACGTTCCCGCTCTTCTTTACCACGGCCACCCTTAGCTCGTTTGTGCTCCAATGTTCCGGAGATCCTCGGGTTCTGGCTTCGTCCGAAAGTGGGATCGCGAGCATTTTACCACGAGGGGATTTCAATCCCTGCTTTCCATAATTGTGAATGTCTGCATAGACAACGGGATTGGTCACACCAAAAATAACTTTACTGCTTTTCGGCGGTGAGACAATTACTGATGACCAATTCTGGGCCAGGCTGCCGTGAGTTTTGGTGCCACCCTTCTTAGATTTTTTATTTAGCAGCCGCATCGTTGAAAGGACTATCTTCTGCTCCAAGATATCAGAGCACGCTACGGCTTTCGCCAGCAGCGTATCATCAGAGACCAGCTCTTTTAGACCGAGGTTGAAATTAATCTTAACATTTGCCATGGGTCAACACCCATCCCAATCGGGGTCATCGCCACGACTCCTATTTCTGTCAAACTGGCCCTGCTGGAAATCAGGGGGAACCATCGTGTCGCCGTTCTGATTGTTGAGATTGTCCTGAGTCGAGATGGTGATCGCGCCAGGGTAAAGACCCGCCTCGGTGTTCATCTCCGCGATTAGGTCTCGGAGTAAATCGCGATAGTGAACGGTGGCTTGATCAACTGAACCGCTGACTCCCATCACTGAGCGATTAGTGTCTCTAGTCAAAAGCGCTAAGATACCACGGACGCAAATCACGCTGGTCCGCAGGACCGCGTTATTATATTCCGTCAAGATAGCGGTAATAGTCTCGTTGCTTAGGATCTCTCGGTTTGGATCGGTGTCTCCGATCCTGAACCGCACTTTATCAAGAGGGGTGGCTAGACTATCGCTGTAGGTCCAGGTCATTTTAATCCCCTTTAGGCAACCCCGCCACTTTTCTCTATGTCTCTAATTGAGACAGCTTTTTGTATTCTCTTGGCGTCACTACAACGACGCCGATCATTTCTTTTGCATCTAGTAAGACCTGAATTGCCCGAGGTGAAAAACCATTGGCCTCAGGGATAAGCTCCCCTACTTTCCTGGTTTTTCCACCGCCGACATTCATATCCTTCTTTGTCACAAGATAACTTTTCACCACGTGATCCCCTTTTACGGATTCAAGTATTAGCTTGCGTCAACATCAACGGAATAAGAGCCAAGTTGTGCAGCAATTAATTTATAATCATATGCTGCCTCGACTTCGATTCTCGTGGAACGATTTTCTGGTCGGTCATATCTGTGGACACGCTGACCCGCGCTGCCTGCCAGATACCGATTCCAAGAAAACTGATAGCCCGCGGATGGAGTCATTAATGATGGGGCGGGAGGAGTATAACAGATGAAGACATCATCATCGTCTCCGATGTTTGCCATAGTGGCAGTCTGGCCTTCGGCCGCTGTATTCTCGACGCCTCTCAAAACGAACACTCTAGGCAATCCCAGAAGAGAACCAACGAGATCTTCGGTGACGGTTCCTTGTTGAGTGTATTTAATGCGATCCAATACCGCAGAATTGTTGATAAAACTACGGAACGCGACCGCTCCGAAGACGATGGTGTTTGGCATGTAGCCAGTGTTTTTTTGGATCGCGTCCATCTCAACTTGGATATCCGCAACTGGGTCTTGACTCGCCGCGCTCCAAGTCCATGACGTGATATCAGATCCGGTGCTTGAGCCTGACCACTTGCTCGTTCCAAAGAACGAAGATACCCACTGCTTCTCCATGGAGATCGCCAGCTTGTTCATTAGAAACTTGGTCGAATCTGATTCAAGATTCAAGGGTGAATCTGCGTTGGCAAGGGTTTGATCATCGAGATCTACACCTAAGCTCCAAACGCCACACGTATATGAAGAGGTGCTCAATCCAAAGTTTGCCATCGCGCTTTCTGCACCTGGGGCTCGAAGCTTGAAGTCGTCCCGGTTAAAATCACCCTTGTCGAAAGTGAAGTAAAGATCAGAACGCTTCTCGACGCTGACGGTTGGAAACACCGACGCGTGGACGAAATTCTTGGCCTCTTGCAGGTATGCCTCTGAAATATTCGTCAAAGGTTTGTTTACGTGCACGTCTGATCTTGATGGGCTGCCTGGCATATCGTTCTCCTTGTGCCCTAGCGGGCATTTTGTTTATCTCAATATGAGATTACGCTTTCTTCTCGCCGATATAGACAAGCACCGGAAACACGTCCCCGCTTGCCGCTGATGATAAGGCGATTCCACACATTCTTGACGCCGCTCCTAGAGCCACGGCTTTTCCAC